CTATGTCCACCCCGATGAACCCTGGCCGTTTCATTCGGCCGCAACCCAGCTCTACCCTCGTCTGCCATCGCACGCCATCCAGCATGGTGCGCGCCACGTCGTCAAACGTGGGCACGCGGTCGCCGTTGACCGCCGCCACGTCATATACTCTTGGATTGGTAAAGTGCCACTTGTCCATATCAGCATGGCTGTCATTCAGCACATGCCGCGTTGCCGCATACAGCTCATTTAGATTCTCGTGCGGATAGTACAGCCCCTGCCACACACCGTCGGACAACCAGTCCCAGCCCTCGCCCCACACGGCCAGCCCGCCGCCGTCGGGATGCTCTGCTAGCCACTTGTCCACACACGGGCGGCTGTGGCCCTTGGCGTTGCCGACGAACACCGCCTCGTGCTCGATGGGCCGCTCTAGCGGCTGCATGTCGCTGGCGCCTGGCAGATGCTCGACGTTGTTTGTACAATCCGCAAACGTCTTACTTTCAGCAAAAGCCCTATCATAGCGATCAATCATCGGGAATCCCCACATGGGCGATCCCTCTATCCCGTCTGTGCACATATCATAGCGGTTTTTGCCGCCAAGGATGGCACCTGGATGGCTATGCACCCACAGTATATTATACGTCCAGTCCGGTATCCGCTCCACACCGAAGCCGTGCAGGTGGATCAGCACCTCAGCCGCCGCTATGTTCTCGACCAGCTCGTGCCCTAATCTCTCGATAGCCTTGCCGAGCGAATCCTTGAACCAGTAGTCCCCCCACCGCAGCCGCCGCTCGGCATCGGGCTCCGAGTCGGAAGCCGCTACGATATAGACTCGCATCCCCCGTCACCCCCTCGTCACATTGTCGCCCCAATGTCGCGCATATCACTCTGTTTCGCCGTCCCTCCCTTGTTCTGCGTTCCTCTCTGCCCAGTCCAAAATCGCCCGCCCTCCTGGGCTGTCGGCTTTTGCCTCGACGCGCGTCCCGCCCTTTGTATAGACCTCTAGATAGGTATGGCCCGGATAATCCGGAATTCCATATTTCGTTATTGCGGCGACCTCATCCAGGTCTACCCATCCATAGGCCACCTCTACTAACCTTGTCATAAGCCCCCTACCACCATTGCTTGACCGCATCATTCACAATGCGCTCCACTGCGCCCCCGCGCATCACCGTCTCGCCCGCCTCCACCTCCGTTACCCATCCCGTGGCTTTGTGCATCGGCTGTTGGAACTCTTGCGATTGCACCCACTTGGCATACGTGACCCGCGTCCCCACCAGCGCGTCCATGTCGCCGTAGCGCTCGACCGCCCACGATGGCCCGATGCGCTGCGACCACGGGTCGCTGTTGCGCGTGTACCGCAATGGCAGCCCCGCCTTGCCTCTGGCCGCATGATACCACGTTCTCTGCTTGGCGCTGGCCCACTTGACCGGCCCCGTGTTGCGCTTGGGCTCACGCGCCAGCTTCTTGCGCACTAGCTCGCCGATGGCCCGCGTGATCGGTCCAATCACCGGCGCGGCGCCCTCGCCTAGCTTGGCGACCAGCGGCGCCAGCCCCTCGATGGTGACGCTAAAGCTAGTCACCCTCGCACCCCCAGCGTCTCCCAGCACCGGCATCGTGGGTGGGCGGGTATCTCGCCAACCGTCCACCCCTCTGACTCAAACTTGCCGTCGTTGGGGCCGCATATGTCACACACCAGCTCGTCGTTGCTCGTGTTCCAGAACCGCTCCATCTGGATGCCCGCCTTGGCAAGCTCGCGCTGTACGATCTGGTTGCCCGCCGCAAACGCCCGCGTCGTCTCCGTCACCGCGATGGCCTGCGCCCTAGCCTCGCCGAATGCTGGCGTCAGGCTCTGCCGCAAGTCGCCAATGGTCATGCCGGGCGTCTCCAGGAACAGCGATACTTTGTCGCGCACAAGCGCCTGCGTGTTCACATCCAGCCCGGCCAGCCACTCTGTCGTGTAACTACGTGCCCATGCCACCGCCTCGCGCGCGATGACGGGTATATCCCACACCACGGGCACGTACTGGCCAGCGCCCTCAATCGATGCCAGCACCATGCGCTCCACACGAGGCCGCAGGTCCGCCACCAACTTGCCGTGCTCGCTGGCCCAGAACTCGGCCGTTAGGTTGTTAAGGTCCGGCGGGTCACCCAATATCCGCATCACGTCGCGCCCTTGGGCGCGCAGCCGCCGAATCAGCACGTCTAGCAACTCGGCCTCGGCAAGGTCCTTGTCCTTGGCGTTGGGATCGCGCTCCCCATTGCTACGGATACGCCGCGGCTGCTTCGTCGTCGCGAAAGGGCGGCTCAAAGGCCGCTTTCACCTCCTCCTCGGTGGCGGCCATCGCCAGCCGATCGCGTACCGCCGATTGAATGTCCTCGGCCACCTGGTCGGTGATAAAGCTAACGCCGCCGCCCTTGCCGTCCTTGACGGCCCGCAACGCCTTGCGCTGCCAGCGGCGCAACTCCTCGCGCTGTTGCGGCGGGTAGGCCCGCGTCGGCGGCTGCGGTAGCGCAATCTCGGGCCGCCCCTGGTTGTCGGTGTTGGCCGCCGCGTTGGCCTCGGCCGTCTCGCGCGCACGCTCGGCCCGCTGCTCGGCCGCCACCTCCAGCCTGGCCCTAAGCTCGTCATAGGTCATGTTGTTGGGCAGGTCCATGCCCAGCATTTCCATAGCTAGGTCCACTGGCACGCCCGCGGCCACCATCTCGCGCAATGCGCCGGCGCGTTCGGCTTCGTCCTCTTGGAAGATGTCCAGCGACTGCCAGTCCAGCACGATGCGCAAGCCTTGCGGCTCGAATAGCTGGCGATTCAGCCACGCCTCGACGCGGATGGCCTCTGGTACGATGGTCTCGGTATAGAACGCCTGGTGGTGCTCTTTGGCCGTGGCATAGTTGGCCGCGTCCTCTAGCATCGTCTGCGGCACACCGGCGGCCACGGCAATCTGCGAACGCACAATGTCCATCAGCTCGGGCATCGCCAGTTGGTCGGTCGGGTAGCCGATGACCTCCGGCTTGACCGTGGCCCTCACCGCCACCGTCTCCCACGCCTTGCGGTTGCCCTGTAGCAGCCGACGCCACCATTGCTGGAGGCGGTTTAGCTCCTCGGGTGGCGGGTTGCCCTCAACGCTCAGCAGCACCGCCGGAATCGCGCCGCGCTCGAAGAACCCGGCCGCGAACTGGTTCTGCGCCTGGGCCACGCCGCCCTCGGTGAGCACCACGCTCACCCAGCCCTTGCCTGGCCCTACCTCGGCCTCCAGGTTCGGCTCCCAGACGTACAGCAGCTCCTCGACCGGCTCCAACCGGATGGGCGGCTTGTTGGGCACGCGGCGCTCGAAATAGTCCAGGCCGCGGTCGGCGGTATATTTCGGCTTGATGGTCGCGGGCGCCAGCCAGCGGAACCCCTTGTCCTTGACCATGTTGCGCTCGCGCAACCAGTATCCGGCGCCGTATAGCTGCAACGTCGCCTCGGTCATCCATAGCATGTCATACAGCGAATCGGCGAACTCCCACTCGACGACCTCCGCGTCCTCGCCCTTGCCGCCGTAAACGACCGCTGGCACAGCCGCGAGTGCGTTGGCGCGTAGTTTCACGCAGCGCGACACCCACGCGACTACCTGGAACGCCTCGTGCTCGTCTAGCGACTCCTTCTCTAGGCCGCCGAACATCGTCTGCCAATCGACGGCGTTCATAGAGACCGCGCCCGACTTGAGGGCATTGGACTTGGCCACGAACACAAAGTCTTTGTTCATTCCTCGCTCCATAATAGGAGTGGCCCGCTGTCCTCTACCCCTTGCCACGCCAGCGCCAACGCCATCACGCAGTCGTCGTGCATCCCCTCGGGCGCGCCATACTTGACCATGCCAGACGGCGTGCGATCCAGCTCATACGCCTGCAGCTCGGCAACCGTGGTCGGATCGTTGATGATGGTGATATCGCTCCGCTCAAACGCCAGCGCTAGCGCCTCGATGGCTGCCGCCTTGGTCGCGTTGGTGGTCGTGAACCCCGTCACAGGCAACCCGTCGCGCTGTAGCTGCTCGATAATCGGCTCGCCCATTGCGTTGCTCTCGGCGATGATGGCCGTCGGGCTGTACCGCTCGCATACGGCCATCAGGCGGCCCCGCTGTACGGCATAGTCGATCTGGTTGAATCGGTCAGAGTACACCTCTGTTTTGCTGGCCGCGTCCAAGACCGTGAGCACCGTAAAGTCGTTCGACTTGCCCCAGTCCACGCCGACGACGTACTGGTGTCCAGCCTCGGGCGCCTGCTCGGTACCCGTAGCCGCGTCCATAACACGGCGAAAGACGCCGCCAGCGTCGTCCAGGAACTGCGCCAGATACTCCTGCGCGAACACGCGCTCTGGGAGCAGGTCCTTGGCCGCCTTGATTTCGCCCTTGTTGATATACGGGTTGCCACTGGTGGGGAACGCCCATGACCGCCAATCGGCGTCGTCGCCTCGGCCCCGCTGCCACGCACGCCAGAACCAGTTCATGCCCTTGGGCGTCGAGATAAACATCGCCCTGCCAAGGCGATCCGATAGCGCCGGGCGCAGTGACTCGATCCACGCGTCCTCGGGCACGAACGCGCATTCGTCGATCACCACATAGTCCAGGCCCTCGCCGCGCAGGCTCTGCGGGTCGTCGGCCGAACGCACCTGCACCTCGCCGCCGCCAGGCAGAATCACCTGGCGATCCACGCGGCGGATCTCCGCGCCGATACGCGCCCCAAGCTGGCGCAACGGCCGCCAGCCCACTTCGCTCATCTTGTACGACGGGGCGATCCACCACGCGCGCCCGCCCTTGCTGGCCACGTCTAGGCACTCGTTGACCCCCAAGCGCGTCTTACCCCACCGGCGGCCACACGCCAGCACCTTGAATCTGGCGGGGTGCTCGTGCACGATGGCCTGCTCTGCGTGTGGGTTGGCATCAATTTTCACTCGGCGTTGTGGCATCATCCCAACTCACCACGACGACGGAGCCGCTATGCTCGGTGTGCTGGTCAATCGGCTGCTTGGCCTTGCCCATCTCCCATTCGATGATCTCGGTAGCGACGCGCTGCCTCACGTTCTCGTCCATAGAATCCAAGCCGGCGACCTTTGCCAACATCGCTTTGGCGAGGTTTCGCCGTCGGACGTGTGTCGCCACCACAATGCCGTCGCTCGCCATCAGGCGTACGGCCTCTTTGACCGCATCGGGCCAGTGGTACACTGTGTCAGGCTTGATGCCGATGGCCTCCGCTGCCTCTTTGTCGGTAGCACATTCCTGGCGCGCCACCACGAATCTGATCTGGTCTGTCGACAGTTGGGCGAGCGCGGACGCCAGCTGGTCAGATATGGATAGTCCTGGATTTTCCTTGCTCAGCTCTTCCATCGCCACCTACAGGCTCTACCGTCACTCGTAACACCCGCTCGCGCCACAGCACCAGCTTGAGCGCCTCGGGCAGGTTGGTTTCGTCAACGTCCAGCGTGATGCGCATCCCGCTTTCGCCGTGAATGCGCAGTGCCGACATATTGGATGGTATCACGGCCTCGAACGTGATAGCGTCGCTCACTCGTCCCCCATCCTCAGCCTCACGTCCAGCCACGGGAAGCGGTCGGCCAGCCACCACTCGGCCACCATCAGCGCGTCCACAGCTTCCGGCGACAACTTGCCGGCGTTGGCGCACACCAGCTCCACGCACTCGCGCGGCTCGTGGCTGGCAGCTTCGGCACGCCATGAATCGAGCAACGCCAGCGCTTTCCTAGCACGCTCGGCGTCATCCATGGCCTTGCGCGCAATCTCTAGCGCCTCGGCGCGCGAGACGGGTCGGCCAACCTTATTATCACTTTGGGCCACTTTTGCAATAACCCCCGGCGCTGTTCCGCTTTCTGCAATAGCGCCCGCCACCCCGCGTCCTAGCCGAGTTTCACGGCGACTACGCCGTACAGGCGTGATTTCGGTACGCGGTGGCGGCGAGCCAAGAGCGCCACGCGGCACGAGGCCGATGGGTACCAGGTCTACCCGCGTCTGGGCGCTCAGGTGACGGGGCAGGAATCGAACCCGCGCTGGTCATTCGCCCGCGCGCTCACCAGAGCCCCGCCACATCAACTGTCTCGATCACACAGCCGCTCAAGCTCCGCGATGCCGCCCACCAGGATCACCTCGGGGCGGCGGCGGTTGCGCTTCTCGGATGCCACCAGCGCTTGCGCCCATGCAGGCCAGTCCCGATAGTCGCCAGTCAGCCCATATCGCAGTTCGCAGGTGTTGCATACCCACCAAGGCGGGCTGATTGGCCTATCGCAGATAGCGCAGCGTGGGCGCATAGTCTACCTCTCTACTCCTTACTAACCAAAAGCGGGCGAGATTATCACGTCTCGCCCGTTAGAGTCTCCCGCGCCCGTCGTATCCTCATAGAGATAGCAGGCTGCCCTACCCCGTGCCGCTCAGCGATGTCGGCTTGCGTCCACCCGCACACCGCCCACAGCCATAGCGCCGTCCTCTGCTTGGTCGTGAGCTGCGCCGTCGCCCGCTCCAGGTCTACGCGCATGTCCGCCCGCTCGATCTGTATGTGTGTGGTCAGGCGTCACCTCCTGTTATAGCGCTATGCCATTCGACCAGGCCTTTAGCTTTTCAAGCACCAGCTCGCGCGGCACAAACACGCACTCGCTTTGCCATCCGCCAGACTGTTGCCTTGCGCTCTTAAATTGCTTGCGCCACTCTGACCAATAGCAACCAAACACGCGACATAGAGCGGGGAATGATATTAGCACGAACCGCCCGGTATCTGTCCAATACCAGAGCACATAATCAGTGCGCTTGCCGTCGTCGCGCGTCCATCCAGGCTTTTTGTCGACAACGCTCCATGTCTCTAGCGCCAAGTCATCTTCGCCACGCACAGCCCAATCGGTACTGCGTACTTTGACGTCTATCGATAGTGACGGCAATTTGTGACGCAAGGCCCAATAATCTGTCCCAGCGCGGTCTCCCGCCTCTGATGCCTTTTCCACCGAGTAGCATCCAGGGATTCGATCTTGAAGCACACGCGCAATGCCGCCGTCCAAGAATCCTTCCGACCACTCTAGTCGTTCGGCAAAGTCATAATATCTCACGCTTCCGCCCCCCACGCCCGCCAGCCAGGCCGCTCGCTTCTAGCAAACATCTCTAGCCATGGGCCGGGACTACACGTCTCTACCATCTCATAGAACGCGATTGGCTTAGCGCTATGCTTGTCGCCACGCGGTGCTTCAAACCATGTCCCCACATCGTGCCTTAGCAGCCCCAGTGAGCCACGGACGCCAAACAATACTTGCTCGGTGCTCCCCCGATAATAGTTGCCCATGCCAAAGTGTGGCTTGCACCAAGTGAGCATCGTGACATAGCGGAACCCCCAAGCCTCTAGCAGGTCAAAGCCTTTGGGGAGCGAGCGATTAGTGATCCACAGATAGAGATGCGCGTTGTCTGCCGCTAGATCGCCCACGGGCAGCGCCCGTACCTCGTCTATACCCATCGTGTGATAGGTCGGACGCGCTCTCCCAAACTGGTCGGCGTCGCCCTCGTCACCCCAGTCCCACGGCGGGTCTAGTACGATGGTAACAAACCGCGTCTCTGGGGCCACAATCTCAGGAGGCGATGTTTGCTCTACCAGCGCGCGGTTGCGCTCTCGCTGTTGTTCGCGCCGGACCTCTTTTGCCACCCGGCTCACAGCCATCTCGCCGCGCTCCACCTTCTCGACCATCTCTGGCGGCGCCTCCTCGAGCACGACGCGAGCGCGCTTCACCGATGGTACAGAGACGTTCAATAGCTCAGCCGCTTCGGGTTGTGTGATAAGTGGATCAATTGATCTACTTTCTTGTGGCCGATGCGCCGGGGCGTTCACTAGCTTCGCCGCTACCATCGCTCGCTGGCTCTCGTTCAGATGCCGCCGCGCCAGATTCAGCCGAATCACATGCTCGCGTTTCTGTTGCTCTGTCATGCCATCGCGCACGACGCGCGGCCAGTCCGCAATGCCTAGCTCCCGACAGGCCCTTACGCGATGATGGCCGTCCAAGATTGCGCCGGCCTCGTCGTACTCTACCGGCACCAAAACGCCGCGCTTGGCAATGTCGGCCTTGAGCGTCGCATATTCGTCACGGGTCAAGTCGGGCAAAAGTTGATACTGATAACCCATATCATCTCCCTTGTCTCTCACGTCACCGCTCTGCCAGTAGGTCATTGGGGCCGATCGCCCCGAGACCACGACTCGCTGTTCGCCCAGTGTTCTGACCACTTTTGCGCGTCCGCCCCGACTACCATTGGGCATACCCAAAACCGAGGGCCACCCGGCTTGCTGCGCGCCCAGAGCGGTATCAGTTTTCGGATAGCCTCCGCGCGCGACCCCTCTACGCCGTAGATGATCCACCTCTTGCGGACAGGCCCGTATCCATACAGCCACACCGTTTGCTCGTTCATCATCCCCCCAACCCCGCGGCGTACTTCCGCAACCTGTCCCGCGACGGCCTGGTCAGCCCGTACGCTGCCGCCGCCACGTCGGCCATGCTCGCGCCCACGCGCCCCCGACGCGCCTGCACTCGCAGCCACGCCCGCGCCACCGACGCCGCTTGCTGCTCGGGCCTGCCGTGGCCGTATGAGACGCGCCAATGCTGCCATAGCCACACGCGGACGCCGTCGCGGTCCATATCCCACAGCTCGGGATACTCGGCTAAGCACCCCACACAGCACACGCCGTTGTCGGCAGGCTCCAGCGGCCCCACAGGTAGCAGCTCGCGGATCACGCCACACGCCGCGCAGGTGTCGGCCTTGCTGTACCGCCGTTTCAGCCGTTTGATCTCGGCCAGGTGCTCGCGATAGTCATAGCCCTCAGTCATCGGCGGCCCCTTGTCATCAAGATCACAAAGACCATCAACAGGGTATGACCGATCACCACCGCCGCCATCCCGCGTGACAATAGCTCCGCGGCCATAACAATCGCCTCTGCCTCAGTCACCGTTGCCTCCTTGTCCCATTTTGGTTCACTCGCCCACAATTGACCCGCTGCGGTTCACAGTATCCCCCTCTCTGCCAGGAACCACAGCGCGTAGGCTACCACGGCGAACAGGCCCGCGATGCTAAGCAGGTTCATCAGTACGATCGTCACGATCAGCGCTTTCTCTTTCACCGAACCCACGTCCACCCGTCCTCTCTCTGCCCCGCCTCTATCCATCCGCGCCAGTGCTCGCCATAACCAAGCGCAATCGCGTCCAACGCTACGATCGTCGTTTTCACCGGATCGCGCCGGTTCGCGTCGTCGGCCCACTCGGGATGTCCCGTGACGCCGCACAGCCATGCCCACGTGTTGCTGCTATCACGCCCCCTGAATTGCCACAATCCAATCGCCAGACCGTTGTCGCCCACGGCGTCGGCATCCCACGCGCTTTCCAGCGTGACGGTCGCCAGCGCGCGCCCCACGTCCACGCCGCGCTCGCGCGCCATCTGGCCCACCACGCACGGCATGGTCACGAGGCCAGCGGCGAGTAGGAGGGCGGCTACGTCATGCGTCATTGCTGCCCCACATAACCCACAATCTTAGCATTCCCATGTCTAGTCGCGCCTCGCCCTGGCCCTCCACGACATGAGCCCATGCGTCCCATGTTCTGCTTCCCATCCACGCAACTCCGAGCGTCAGACCGCCTAGGCGGTATGACGACCATTTTCGGGGCCACCCCATCTGATCACGGAATTTGGTTGCCCTATCATCCGTCATGACAATCAGTCCCCTCCCATTGCTCTTTCCACGCACTCCAGCGCGTACCCGCTCTCTACCTGCTCGCGCGTGAAACGCAGCAGTCGCCAACCCAAGAGAGTCCCGGCGTTCGATTTTTCGCAATCCGCAATATAGCCCGCGCCGCGCGAGTGTCTGCCGCGCGCCCAGACGCCGCCCTGCAGCTCCACCGCCAGCATCGCGTCGGGCCAGCAAAAGTCCCAGCGCCAACGCCGCCCCATGGCTTCCAGCGCGAACATGTACTCCCGCTCCGCGTCTGGCAACCCAGCGACGCGGAGCTGAAACGCGAACGCGGCCTCAAGATCGGATTGAGTCACGATCCATCCAGTGCATAGGCCGTAGTCATCAGAACGGCACCTCATCGTCGGCCACCATAGCGATGTCCGCCCCGCTAATGGTACCATTGGTGGTACCGCTGGTGGTACCACCCTCCTCACGCCCGCCGACGAACTTGACGGTATCCGCCACCAGCTCCAAGCTGGCCCGCCACTCGCCATCCTTGCCCTGATACGCCCGCGCCTCCTGCATCTCGCCCTCGACTAGCACGAGTCTGCCCTTGCCCAGATACTCCGCACACGTCTCCGCCAGCCGCCGCCAGGCCGTCACGCGGAACCAAACGGTCTTCTCGCCCTGCTGCCCGTCCTTGGTGGTCCACCGCTTGTTGACCGCTACGCTAAACGACGTCACCGGCGTGCCGTCGGGAGTCCGTCGCAACTCTGGATCGCTACCCAAATTGCCGAGAATTGTTACTGCTTGATACACGATACCCCCCCCACTCTCTTATCCCACCGCCGCCAGCACTCGGCCTCAATGTCCGCCGCCTGCAAGTCATTCAGATGGTCGCCCTCCACATCAAACTCCCACCAGGGCACCGACGGGCCGGCCGCTAGACACGCCAGACACAGCGCCTGGCTACGCCTTGCAAAACTAGCGTGCTGCACCGTCGACAAGGCTGATGCCCGCCCGCAAAACGGGCACGGCTCGTGTTCGCTCACGATACCTCCTCCGGCACCAACCGCATGATTTCGTCGCGAACCCATTGCGGCACGTCTTGCGGCAACCGCACGCAACGCGTGCCATCGGGCCAGTATGTCTCGCTTGTCACCAGACTGTCGTCGCCGTGATGCGCCAGCGCTACCGCCGCGCCTAGCAGCGCCAGCGCGCGCAGATGCCTCTCTTCTATCTCCTCACTAGAGCCCGGCCACGTGCAGAGGCATTGTGTTAGCGGATCAATCTCGACGAGATTGTCCTCGCCATCCGCCCACTGGATCAGCACGTCAACCCACTCGTTGCCATATCGCCCCTGGACTTGATAGACTGACTCACCCATCATGTCCCCCTTAGCGCCGCATACGCCACGCCTGCCACCGTCAACTCGCCATCGTCGTCGAGCAGGCGCTGGTCGAGCCACCCAACGCCGCCTGGATCCGTCCACGAATCTGACCACCGCGCAGGGAACCAGCACGCGCGTTCGATGCGCGGTTGCTCGGCCATCCACTCCCACACGCCCGCCGCGATGGTCGCTTGGCTCTCATAGTCCCACCACGGCCCGCCCATGTACTCCGTCACCCACACTGGCGTCTCGCCATACCCGTGCTGGTCGTAAATGTCCATGACCCAGCGGATGCGGTCCACATGCCAGGCCGTCGTGCCCTGGATGCTGTGGATCGCGTTGGCAACACACGGCCAGCTGCCGACGCCGTAGAGGTCGTGGTACGCTTCCAACAGGTGATGGTCGTACCACTCGCACGCATCCCACGCCGTGAACAGCGCTGGCCCCACGATGCGCAGGTCTGGCCGCTGTAGCGTCACCGCGCGGAGGTGGCGCGCCACGTCGTACGGGCTCAGCACATCGCCGTGCATCTGGTCGGCGCAGTTTGGCTCATTGTAAAACAGCACCGTCGCACCGTGCGGCAGGTCGCGCCAGGTGCCTGCATGGTAGATGCCGGGGTCACGCAGCATGGCAACGTGCCCAGGCGCGTCGTAGGTTGCCCCCAGCGTGTAGCTGTACCACCAGGAAGCGCCCAGCGTCGCCACGTCCGCCGATGCGCGGATGATGACGGCGCCCTTGGTAAGCGGCTCATAACTCGGCGCCGGCGTGAGCGTTGGTGTCGGCACTGGCGGCCGCGCCACAACGTGCGGCAGGTACAGCTGCGGCACCGCCAGGCCAAGAGCCGTCGCCCCCGCGCCCGCTAGAAAATCTCTGCGATTCATTGCCAATCCCTCTCAGATATATCTCGCCCCACATCTCCATGTATCGTGTATTCTCGGTGCCATTGCCAGCCGTTTTCGTAAATGTATGCAGCTCCGTTATGGCCCATCGACGCCCATGTGCCACTGATACGGGAGTGCAGACGCTTTATAGATGCCCTCGAAACCCCCTCAAAATATCGTAGGCTACCATCCTCGCGCACGAACGATACAGCATTCTGTGGCTCTCCCAGCGCTGCCAATACGCAGATAACACTATTCACGCGCCCCCTTCGATTCATCACGCCCCCTCTTTCCCGTCGCCTAACAACCGCGCTCGCTCAGCCGCCAACGCCCGCCGTGCCCCCCTCACCTCTGGCAGCATCCCAATGCGCGACCGCTCACGCTGCACGAAAATGTCATACGCCTCGATGAATCGCGCGCGGTCGGCGGCCCGATTCTCGCTCATGCCGATGTAGCTCACCCCGCCCACCGCGTCGGCGGCCTTTTTCACCAGCGGCGGCAATGCTGGCGGATCCATCGGCCCCTCCGCCGTCCAGATTTTGTAGCCGCCGCCAAAGCGCCGTATCCAGCGTAGCAGCTGGCCCCAGGCCTCGGGCGCTGGCAGCACCGCGTCGGCACCGCTGGCAATGTCGATCGCCGCTTGGCGGATCTCCCCAACGCGGGGCAGGAAGGGATTATCTGCCGCAACGCGCTGAGCCACCGCCGCCAACACCGCTTCGTCTGGCAGGTCCATGAGCATCCGCTCAAAGAGGCGCAGTTGCAGCTCTAGGTTGAATTCGCGGTCTGCCCAGTTTTCCTGAATCAGCCGAACCGCCTTGGCAATGGTTTCCTTTGTCGCCATCAGTTTCCCCCTGCTAGGAACCGCTCAATAACCGCGTCGGCTTCCTCTTGCCGCTCAGCCTTGCTCGCCTTTGCCCCCCGCCTCTTGCGCCCATAGGCTGCCAGAATATAGGCCATCACATCCCCGGTTGGTGGCTTGGAGCTCAGCTGCCACATGATCTCGGCCAGCCTACCCGCCCCGCCTACAGCCTTGGCAACCCTTCCGAGCATCCCAAACGAGGGCACACCAGCATCGCCAAAACACAGCGCGTATATGTGGCGCAGCTCGGCAGGATAGTTGGTGCTATCGCGGAGCTTTTCCCAAACGGCTCTAAACAGCTCGGATAGCGTTTGCGGCCCGTCGCCGCTGCGACCCGTAGGGAAAAGATAGCTTTCTAGCTTTATAGATATAGATAGGGTGTCAGCATCTTGACACTGACTCTGACACTCACTCTGACACTCACTGGGCCCGTCACGGGTATGAGTGTCAAACTTTGGGCCTTCTCCCAACTGCCTAGCGTCACGCCATTCCTCAACGGGGCGCCAGTTCGACACCGCCACTTCTAGGTGGTAGGGGTGCCTGGCGCGTGTACTGACATACCCGTGCTCTTGGAGTGTGCGGAACCAGTTGCGCACTGTGCTGCGCGACACACATAGCGCAACGGCGGCGTCATCATGGTTATACGCCACAGACCCTCTCCGTTGTGCTGCATGTGCCCGCATGAGAATCCATCCATAAAGCCAGATAGCTTGACCCATCGCCTGGCAGTGCTTGGCGTCAAAAAGCCCTTCGTATACGGGCGTCCACCACGCGCTGCCTCTGCTCACGCTCTCTTATCCCTTTCTAGCAAAAACGAGCACGTGGCTGGGGGAGAGACTTCCGCCACGGAAGGCATCCGCAGCGGCCCCAGCCACGTGCTCGTATCTGATAGATAACCGATTCATGTCTCTCTTTCCTCGCGCGGCTTTGTCGTGCCTTGCCAGGGCACCGCGCACAACCATTATACGCGCGGGCGGCAGGCGTGTCAATCGCCAACTCAAAACGGCTCGGGCAGTGTCCCCATATGCACCGGGGGCGTGGCAAGATAATTCATCAGCTCGCCAGGCATACCACGGCCATGTGGGTTGCACTCGCACGCCTCGTATCTGGCAGGCTCAAACTCGTCTGGACCGTTGCGTGCGCTATACCACACCCAGCCCGTGCCGCCACACTCGCCACCCAGCGGGCACCGAGACGCGCTCATCGTCATGTTCATGATGCCCCCTCTTGCGGATCCCACGTGGGCCAGACCTCTTTGTACGCCTTGCGCGCGGCTCGCAGCCACGCGTCGGCGCTGTAGACGCGGCCCTTGAACGGCACCGTGATGTCGCGGTGCCACCACTTGCCGATGTCATCATAGCGCATCCCGAGGCGCTTATAAACGCCGCTGGCGCGCGCATTGTAAAAGTCGCTTGGGATGACTAGCTTCCCGTCCGCCACCGTCGGCCCGCGCTCCCAAGCGCCTTGCTCCCCACGGCGGCGCCCCTGGGCTTCGCGGTGGGCCTCTTCGGCCTCGGCGCTCCATGTAACAGGATCGGTTCTCATAGCACCCCCTAGAACGGTAGCGCGTCCTCAGTCGCCGCGTCCGCGTCGCCGGTCTCGCCCTTGGCCTTTACCTCCACATACAGATCGATCAGCGCCTTGGCATCATCCATTGTGCCAGGATAGTCTTTCACGCTCTCGCAGCCAAGCGCCTCGTGGACCTCTTTGTTGGTGAGCCCCAGGCTGCCGGTCCAGGTCCAGAAGCGATTGCGGATAGGGCGATTCTGGCCGTCTACCGCGTCAATCCAATGGACGGGCGGCTTCGGCTCGTCTTTGCGCTCGGGCTCCGGATCGGCAATCTCGCCCGCCTTGGTAACGGTGACGGGTTGCGCGTCGGGGATGGTCTCGATCTCGGTTTCATCCAGCCAGCCCAGCCCGCACAGCGATAACGTCAGCCGCCGCTTGGCCTTGGTCACGGCCTTTAGCACGGCGTTGGCGCGGTTGTCGCCAGACAGACCCTTGAGTGGTACCACGCCCACGTCCGTATCGCTGCGCCCAGTGTTGTCGCTGCCGACGCAGGTCACCACGGCCATCTCGCCAGCCAGGTCCACGTCCAGCTTATTGATACTCACCCCATGCAGCTTGCGGAGCTGGTCGGCTGCCGCGCGTGTGGCGTACAGCGTGAGGCGCCCCTGAAGTTTGATATACTGAAACGGCTGCGTGAGTGGATTCAGCCCCATGCTCTCACAGACTTTGTGATAGTAGGCGAGCCGCTGCTCTGGTGTGAGACGGCCTAAATCGCCGCCCATAACCACACTCTCTAGCAGGTCGCCATCAGTCGGTTTGTAGACAGCTCGTTCTTCAGACATGCTTTCCCCCGTTCTCGTGCTCGGCCCATGCCAGTTCCTCTTCGATGCATCGCCGCGCCTCCAGCTTGGCATAGGCGTCGTTCAGCCGCCGCATAATCTCGGCGCGCTCAGCCTCTTGCCGATCCCGTACCATCTCGGCCGGCCACCACATCGCGTCCTCGTGAATCGTCGTCGTCATCTTGCCCCTCCCTTGCTAGAGCCATGAAAAACGCGATCACTCCCATGCCCAGGTAAGCACCACACGCCGCCAGCTGCCAGACGCGGTGCCAGGTAGCGCCGTCGAGTGCCAGGATGGTACCCGCGATAGCGCCGAGCGTCAACCCCGCCCACATGCCAGCGACGTAGCAGGCCGTCGCGCCAGACTCGGGTTTCATGCTACCCCCTCACCGCCTGCACGAGCAGCCACACCACCAGCCCCACAGCCCAGCACAGCGCGAACGTCGCTACCAAGTCGCGTACGAACAGCCACGCATCGCGCAACACCTGCGGCGACGTCACCTCGCGCCGCATACCGACGCGACTATCCCAGCCATCATGCTTGCGTGACATTGCCATGCTAAACCTCCCATAGCTCGTGGACGGCCCGTACCAACTCGACCCACTTGGAAGCCGTGTCGCGCCAGTCCTTGTCCATCAGCGCGACAAGAATCGGATCCTCGGCGGGCATGGTGCGCATCAGCGCTACCGCCGCTCGCACAATCTCGCCCTCGGCCCGCGCCAACGCCTTTTCGTACTCGTTCATTATGCCTCCCTACGCCAGCACGCCCCGGCCCCCGCGCAGGTCGGCCCCGCGCAGGTTGGCCTCGCGCAGGTTGGCCAGCGAACCCTCGCCATATGCCAACCACCGGGCGTGTCTCGCCAGAATCGCCTCAAGCTCATTGCGTTCCATCGTTGTCCCCCTGGATCTTCGCCATCTCGCGCTCAAAGCACTCCGCGCATATCCCGTGGGTCACTTCCCCCGCCGCGATGCCATCCACTGGCGGCAGCTCGCAGCCACACCACGCGCAGACGCAGTTGCTGGTACGCAACGAGCCGCCAGAGTCTACCAGCGAACGTTTATCCGGGCTGGCGGGGCAACAGCCCGAGGCCCCATTCGAGCAGGCCGGGTAGACATGCACACACACGCCTGAATGCCCCGGACTGTGTGCGCGCATACGCCTGGCGGCTCGCTGCCCACTTATGGACAGAAAGCAGCTACCGAGGGAGGAACCCATTCCCGCTGATGAGGCGGTGGACCTCGGTAGCTGCTCTCTGCTCACAACCTTGATTGTCATCGGGGTCCTCTTTGCGCTCTCGGGGCGGCCATCATCTGCCCCACCACAATAATAGCAGACCGGCGCGGCGGTGTCAAGGATTTTCGCGCCGATCTGCACGACATTCTAGCGGTCCTCTCGCATCGCCCACAGCCGCTCGTTCACGGCCTCGGCGATGTCCCCGTTGGCGACCCAGCCCGTGCCCGCCGAGTCAAAATCCTGCGGGCAGGCGAACCACTCGGCCGCGTCCTCGGGCGTCATGTCGCCGCAGAACTGCGCCCACAAGTCGGCGTCGCTGATAGCCGCCAGCTCCTCTAGCGTGCGGATGGTCTGCGTCGGCCAGGCGTCGTGATTCAGCGCCTCCGCCTCGGCCTTGGCGTCCTCGGCCAGCGCGTCCTCTTTGGCCTCGCGCTGCATCTGCCGCTCGTGGCCGATCTCGGCCTGCCACATTCTGTCCACCGACATCCGAATCACCTCCGACTTGTTGCCGCCGAACAGCGCGGCCAGCTCCTCGATCTGCGTCACGGTCCGTGGCCCGCAATGGAATGAACGCGGGTGGCGCTTGGTCATGTTACCTCCCCCGGCACGTACTCCGCGCCACAGCTCGTGCAGGTCACGACCTCGCAGTCGTCATCCCATACAAGATAGTCCACCCGATCCTCGCCGCACTCGCACGCGCCGCCCTCGGGCACGCGGTCCTCGTGCGGGAGTGGCTCCCAGCACCCCTCGACCATCTGCCAGCCGACGTTGTCCATGTTACCCCCTCTGCGTCCCTCTATCCTGCCTTGACAATAGCAGTTAGCGTGCTAGGTGTCAAGGGTCAATTGTGAAGGAATTGTGAAGATTTTGTGAATGTTCGTGATGTGCGCAGATCATAACGCTACCCGTAACGTTTTGCACACATGGTGGCGGCACGAACATATCGTGGTAGTAGGTTGCCAGATATGGCAAGTTGCTGCATTGCGCGACCAACGTCTTGTGATGGTTCCGCACAAACTTGGGATTGCAGCGGAATTGCGGCGAATTGCAGAATAGCAAAAGTCCCGCTCCTGGCAGGCGGGCGGGGGTGACCACACCTGCCAGGGCGGGGAGGGGGGAGGTAGTATGCTGTTGGTTAGTAGCGCACGGGCGCCAGGTCGCGCGCGCCGTGGACGCCTTGCGCCACGACGATGGCCGCCGCCACAATGGCCACCACGGCCTCGACCCACGCGCGCCAGCCAACGGGCGTCTCCGCGTAGGCCATGACTAGCTGCACGCCCCACGCCGCCAGGGCGAGGATCGCCGTCAACCCAAACGATGCGAACCGCTTGGCCTTGGGGGCAAGCTGGGCCAACCAGGCCACCTCCTCGACCAACCAGTATGCCAGCACGCCCGCGCCAGCCGTGGTCACCCACACCAGAATCTCACGTAGCTCAGTCATGTTGCCTCCTACTTTACGTCTTGCAAAACGAGACGGTCTACCAGCGCGCGAGTCGCCGGCTCCAGCAAAAACGGTACGCCGTCCAGCACCATCGCAGCGCCCTGATTCATCATGGGCCTGGTGCTGTGGCTCTTGGTATTATACGCCAGCCGCTCAGGATCGGCACACACCCCCACGTCAACGCCCCAGTACGTGGCGCTTATGTCGCGTGCCTTGCCCCACAGGTGCCCGTGGCCTGCGAGAATGTGGCGATGGTACTTTTCTGCCAGCTTGGTCGGCACGCGCGCCGGGATCGAACTGGAGTTCTTCGGGTGTTCGATCTGAAACTCTACTCCCGCACTCACGAGAATCGAAAAGTGATAGTCCGAGACGATCACGTTCCGGTCGTTGACGAACATCTCCATGGCATCGCGCAGCTCTAGCAGGTTGCCAGTGATGCGCGGTAAGCGCATCTCGTGATTGCCCGCGCCATACACCACGGTGGCAAAGCTCTGCGCCAATGCCCTCACGATCTGCCGCGCCGTGCGAATCTCGTCCTCGGCCTCGACGCGCTCTTGGCGGCCCCACTTAGAGAACGCGGCAAAGTCCACCAGATCGCCACCGATGATGCAGGTGTCGCAACCGAACCGCAACGCCGTGCCGACGCACCAGTTGACCCAATCAGCGTCGTGAAACGGCGCGTGTACGTCAAAGATCGTCAACGCCCGCGTCGCCTCGACTCTGGCGGGCTGGTCAAACCGCGGTGCGCACTTGGGCGCGGGCGCGACCATCGCGTGCCAGCCCATCGGGTCTTTGCGCGTCTCGCGTTCCCGCTTGCGCTGGACCGCCTTTTGCGTCCGTTTGATCCCCCTCTCTGCGAACCGCTCCGCTATCTCGGCGGAGTCTAGCCCCGCGCATACCATATCCTGCAACCACGCCGTCTCTGCTGCCGACCATGCGCTAGTCAGAATGCCCCCCTTGTGAACCGCTACGGATCAATTCGTCGTGAGTGAACCGAATCGGGTCAATTCTTGCTTCGCGTTATACGCGATGCGTTATAACACCTGCGCTATGATCTGCCCCAACAGCGTCACCACCCCGCCAACCGTCGCCGCGATGACGGCGATGCGCGCAACGCGCACTTGCACCCCATCCTCTAGCCGCTGGATGCGCCGCTCGTGGGCGGTCAGGCTGCGATAATCTTCCTCTCGCACGGAGGCAAGGCCTTTCAGCGCATTGCTCACCTGCTCTAGCCGCTGGGCCACCAGCGCGCCTTCGATGCACTTCATGGGCTCGTCTAGCCGCCTCTCGACGCCTTTCAGCCGCTCGTCAAGCCGCGCCAGGGTGTCGGTGTACGTTAGCCGCCCGCCGTTGTCAGTCATGGTGCCTACCAATCTGTGTGCTTCACGTTAGCCCAGTCCCCGATTGCGGCGTACGCGACGCCACCCACGAACGCTTGTAGCGCATAGCCCTCGACCTGACCATAGGCTTCTACCGTTAGCGGCGCGCCCAGGCCGTGCTCGCGCGCGTACTTGGCAAACGCCGCGTCGGGATTGTAGGGCACGCCGCGCAGGTTCCAGGCCGCCAGGCGCACGCGCTCGGCCACCGTCAAGCCCAAGTCGGGCGGCTCAGGGTCGGGCAACGGGGCTGGGTCGCACGCCACCGGCTGCCACTTTTCGACCAACTGGGCCGACGCCTCGCGGTAAATGTCAAAGCTGGGCCAGCCCGTGCTCAGCCACACAAACGGCGAGATCACCACCACCTCGGGCACGCGACTTGCTAGGCGCAGTGCATACTGGGCTAGCAATGTCGTGTAGGTGTTGGCGTCCACCCCGCGCGCCTGCCAGCCGTCGGTGGTCGGCCCGCCCGCGCGGTCGATGCCCGTCTCGCCCACGATGATCGGCGGCACGCGGAACCCCGCGCCGCGAATCGCTTTGACGTCCTGCTCTAGGCGGAAGGCGTGCCACACGTCGGCGGCATCAAACCACGGCGATGATACCGTATAGCTGTGCCGACCCATGTAGGGCATAGCCGCAAGGCTCGCGCCAAAGCAGCGCCACAATCCGAACTCAGGGTGCCCGGTGCTAAAGTTCAGGCCCACCAGCCGCAGCCCGTTGTCATAAAACAGATGCGCGAGGCGTGCCGTGAACGCGTCCAGCGCGGCCGCGTTGCCCTCATCCCATATCGCCGGCTCGTTAGGGCCCTCCCATAGCGTGATGCCGCCCATCTGCCGCGCCGTGGACCAAAAGTCGGCAAACCACGCTTCCGCCCCAGCCGCGCCGTCGGCGACATGGGCCTTGTCGCTGTCCTCGGGCCACACCATGCGGCCCAAGATCGGCACGCCCGCGTCGCAGAACTTGCGCCAGTCGCCATACTGGGGATTGATCAGCTTGACGCCGCCTAGCCGCCGCGCGTGATCCACCACCCACGAGTCATAGTTGTGGCCCTGGCACTGCATCCAAATCTGCGTCATCGTCTCCCCCCTCAGATACGGCTCTGGGTCCACCCAGCCCCGGAACCCCTCTACAAACTCGCCCGCTACTTTCAGCCCAAAGTGCAAGTGCGGCCCCGTGCTACGCCCCGTGTTGCCGCTGTACCCTATCAGGTCGCCCGCGCGCACGTCTTGGCCCGAGTTGCCCAGCACGACGCCCTCTAGGTGGGCGTAGACGCTGGTCAGCCCAGCGCCGTAGCACCAGACCTGCACGCCGTAGGTTGGCCCCGTGGCCGGTATCGCCATGCCGTCGTGCGCAGCGTAGACCGGCGTCCCGACGGGCACGCCAAAGTCGAGGCCCTCGTGCCCCGCCAGGCCATACTCGGCATAGTTGGCCGGGTTCTCCCCGAACCGCTGGCTGATGCGCCAGGCGCCGCGCCCGAGCGGGTGGTAGAGCGTTGCCATATCAGTCGCCCCTCGCCCCTGCCTCGGGCAACACGCGAGCCCGCGCCTCTCGCGGCGGGTCAAGCGCCGCCCGCAACGTCTCTATCGCCTGCTGCGCCCGCACGTGCTGTGCGCGGTTCATGCTCACCTGCGCCACGATCTCGTCCAGATACGCTAATGCCTGTTCGGGTGTCATTCTTCCCCCTCTGTGAACGTCGCCGGGTCCGCCGCCAGTTGCTCCTTAGCCGCTCGTATCGCCGCCACCTCCTCGTACTGTTGCGCCTTATCCGTTAGCATCTGTGGTATCAGCACCCGTGTGATCCAGTCTAGCTTTTGCTGTGGCGTGTAGGTTGCATCCGCCTCGTGCCGGTGGAACAGCGCGAACGCCGCCTCTAGTACCCGCTGCGCGTTGGCGTCGGGCACCGTCAAGCTCGAACTCAGCGTAGCAATCCCCAGCGTCAGTGTTGCCATGTCCCCTCCCTATGCCGTGGGCGCCGCGTAGAACGGCACGAAGTAGGTGCCGTCCGTGATAGCGCCGCTGGCGGCCACGTCCTCTACGTATACCTTGATCCACCCCACGATAGCCCCCGGCGTTGTCATGTCGGCGGCGTCGATCAAGGACTGCGAGTCGTCAGCGGCCGACGCGCCGACTAGGCGCATGAACTCCTCAGACACATCGGCCTGGTCTAGCGTGAGCACCGGTATCGCGCCCGTGGTGCTCGCCTGATCCACGTGGAGCTGCGCGCCCGGCGCAGTGACCATGACGCCCACCCGTCCCGCATTTGTTATTCGCATCCGCTCGGCTTGGGAATTCGTACCGGTGCGGAAAACCAGCGCGTTGCTGCCAGACGCCCCATCTCTGATCCCGCCAATCTGGGCACCATACGCATCCAACGAGGATGAGGTAAACTCGATATATGCCCCGTCGTCGAGCGTGGTGGTTGCCGGGCCGATTCGCATTGCGCGCGTGAACCCGGCTGCCGTCCTTAGGTCGACTGGTGCCGTAGGGCCGCCTGTAGCGATACCTATTTTCCCGCTACTGCCCTCGAGAAAGAAGGCATACGCGTTTGTATCGCTCTCAACACGGAAATCACTGTCGGCACCCTCCTCATTGATAATGACCTGTGTTGAATTCCACGTTTGCCATGTATTGTTATATGCTGGCCCCAAAAACGCCCTGGTAAACGTCTGTGCATTACCGAGGGCTCCAAGAGAGAAATAGGCAGCATCGTCGTCATCCGTGTACGAAAACAGGCTTCTCGCCCACACGCCAAGAGTATAAATATTCTTGAGCACCATCCCGCTACCGGCAATTCTGTTTTCCGTTACGCCGGATTCGATGAGCAGGATTTTTTCGCCCGTCTTGATCTGGAGTTGTTCGGTGGGCGTATCCATGCCGACACCCACGTTGCCGCCGTTCGGCTGCAACAGCAGGTATCCCTTGGTAGCGTTCGATGTGCTCTCTAGCGTCAAGTCGTCGTCGGCCGCCGTGCCGCCGTAGACCGTCTGCCCGCCCGCGAGACCCGTCGCCAGCGCGGCCGTCCCCGTTGCCGGCGCGGTCAGCGTATAGCCACCCAGCGCCAGCGTGCCGCCGCCGGTGATCGTCATGGCGGCGTCTGGCAGTGTGAACGCCCTGGCCGCGGTGAGTGTCGCGCTGATGGTCAGCACGTCGCCGCTCACGCCGTCGGCGATTGCGGAGTCTTCGATGGTCGTCCCCGCCGCGTCGAACGACGGTAGACGGCTTTCCGTGCCGGCCGTCAGCCGCGCTATGGTTGTGTCGATCGCGTGCGTGTGGATGCCGTCCGACGTCTCGTTGGTCGTCGTCGCCGATAGCGACCCCGGGTCCGATGACGTGCCGTCGCCGCCACTCACCCGCCCAATGCCCAGCGACGCCCCGCCTTTTTCCAGCGACGTGATGCGCCGTTGCATGTCCACTACCATGTTTGCGTCGCTGGCAGGCCACATGTCCACCGTCGCCAGTTGCATCGCCACCGTGCGCACGCCCCGGTCGTCTATCTCGGTGCTGGATTCCAGTACGCACAAGTCGCTATCGTCTATGTCGATCGCCAGCACGCCGTCTACGTAGCGCCGGTACTGGACTCGCACGGTATCGCCTGGCGAGACTGGATCATCCAGCCCCACCACGCGGATAGAGTACGTCTCGTTGGCAGCGATACGCTTACGCAGGTGGTTATAGGCCGCATAGTACAGCGTGTTGCTCGCGCCGGCGTCGGTGGCGTTTTCATCATCCTGGTTGCCGATGTCGCCCCAGGTCACCACGGCATCGACGCGGCTGGGCGCGGCGTCGTACTCCAGGTAGTTGTTGGTGGTATCCATCGTGTAGCCGGCCGCTGCGCTCACCGTCGCGCTGGCCAGCGTCACGCGATCCATGCCCACACCGCCGCCGTAGGGGTAGACGCGGCTGATGCGCTCATAGCCGTCTTTGGTCTGGGTCAGCTCAACGATGTAACACGCCCGAATGACGGCGGGCGGGCGCGTGTCCACCTCTAGCAACAGCTGGGTGAGCCGCGTCGGCCGCGTCGTGCTATGATCGGCCTCTAGCAGCAGCTGGGTTATAAGCCGGTCAACCACTAGCTGATCTCCATGCCCGCTTCAATCGCGTTCACGCTCGCCACCGTCCAGGCCGTGCCGGTCGGATCGGTGTCGAAAATCTCCTGCTTGTAGGCATACGTGACGTCTACCGCCAATGCTGTACCGGTATAATCCGTCTCGTTATAATGAATCAGCCGCTTGAATGTACTATCGCCCGCCGTGCTCAGCCTAGCGCGCCCGACCCACTGCACCGCCGAGACAATGCCGACCCCATCGGGCAGGTCTGCCATCACATAGCTGTCCTGCCCGCCCGCCGTGCTGTACTGCACATAGGTGGTATCATCATCGGGTGGCACCTCGTCTACGGCAGCATAGTTGGCGCCCGTGTTGGGCGTGAAGTCGGTGTGCGTTCCCGCGCCAGACGGGAACAGCCCATAGATGCCACCGCGCCCGATCCAGCCATTGTTCTCGTCGCCGGTCGTGTCGTTGACGGCCAGGTCGTCTAGGTATCCCGTCCATTCGCTGGCGCCGTCTGAGCCCCACCGTGCCTCCCCCAAGTCGGCGTTGGCGGTTGCCTGGGTGTCTCCAGCAAAATCCATCACTTCAATGCCATCTAGCTTTACGGTAACAATCCCGTCGGCATTATCGATTTTGATACGGGCCTCAAGACACGTCCAAACGTTCCGTGGCACCGCCGTGGAGCTGGTGTCTAACAACGTGCTGGCATCACCTCGATATGCTTTCAGATAATGTGTGGCCGTGTCAATGTAAAGGGCAAACTGAGCGCCTCCGGCGCTATCGTCAAACAGAAGAAGTTTCCTGGTAGCCGCGGAGGTCCCCCCCGCATAGTAGACGCCAGCCCGCAAGAAAATTTCGGCAGGATCTCCCGGAATGTCATGGTAAATACCCTTGCCGACACCCGCGATAGCTACCGAGTAAGCACCGGTCCTAACCGTTGTGGTATTGATTGCAGCGTCGTGCGCCAACAGGACGTCCAAATTCCCTGCCTCAAACCCCGTCATGAAAATTCTAGCCATCGTTGCTCCTACACCGCCCCGACGGGCTTGCTGATCGCATACACACCACTATGGTACAAGTCTGTCAGCCAGACCAGCGTCTTGCCCGTGCCGACGCGGAAATGGTCGCCTGTGATCTCGGCGATCCGAATCAATGCCGCCAACACGCTCTGCCCCGTGAACTCGATCAAGATCGGCGTGGACGCCTCTAGCGGCGACCCCTCCGCGTCCGTCACCGTCCAGCCGGTCGGCGCGTATGCCATCACGTCGGCAATCGGCGTGTCGCTCGGCTCCTCGGCGTAAATCTGAAAGCGGTTGACCTGCACTGTATCGGTGATCTGATCGTTGCTGCATCGCAGCCGCACCCAGTACCGTTCGCGTTCCGCGTGAATCGTCGTCACCCAGTCGTCGGGCCGCGTCCAGGTCACGTTGCCGCTCTGCCGCAAAGTGTTGCTGCCGTCGTCAGTGCCGTCGCTCAGCCCGCTAACATCGGCCCAACCGCTGGTCTCGGAAAAGTATTCGACGCCTAGCTCGTCGCCGTCTGTCTCGCTCTGCCCCGTGGTCAGATTGATGCGGAGCGTCGAGAACCGCGACGTGTGGCCCACGTAGACGTAGGTCTGGCGAAACTGGTACAGCTGGAACGAGCTGTAAGTGCCCGCGTTGCCGTCGAGCGCGTTGGTCATGCGGCTGTTGGTGCTCGGCACGTTGCGCAGGTTCAGATAGTAGGCATCGCTAGGCGTGCTCAGGGTATCCGATACCTGGTATACCTCCAGGTCGCTCACAGTGCGCTGCGCCAGTTCACTCAGCAGGTCCTCGCCGCTCACCACCAGCATCGGCGGGCCGCTGGGCCGCACCTGCAACGTCACTTGCTTGATGACACCCGCGCCCAGCTGCGTAACCTCGTCGTCCAGGATGCCATAGCAGTACGCCAGGCGGCTCTCTTGCACCTCTTCGGCTTTCGGGTCGGTGGCCGGCATGGCGAACGAGAACACGCCCGCCCTGTCCATCCGCGCCGTGTTCTGCCAACGGTCGGCGGTCACAATCGGCCCGTCGCCGTACTTGTTGCCGTCCGAGTCGGTGATATTGATCCAGAATTTTTGCACTAGGCCCACCCGTCTCGGTAAACCACCGCCACCGTGCTCGTGTTAGTGCCGCCCGTCCTGGTGATCGTCAACGTCGCGCTGCCCGACGGTATCTTGATCCAGTCGCTTTGCGCGTGATCCGCGCCCAGCGTTAGTTCGCTGTAAGCATCGGCCCCATCGTTCGTGATCGTCCTCGCCCCGCAATCGATGACCAGCGCCGCGTCGGTTGCCAGCGTGCCCGCCCAACGCAGGTCGCTCGCCCCCGTGACCTTGATCGTCGCGCCATACATCGCCGTGCTCGTGGCCGTGATCGTGATGACAGGATCATTCACCGTCGCGTTGCCGTCGTTGGCGCAGATCAAGCTCAAGGTCCCGCTGGTGTTGAACCCCGTGCTGATGCTGTGGCTCGTGCCCTTCCAAGGCCACTCCAGCACCTGAAAGTCCAAGCGAATCGGCACGTACTGAACATTGCCGGCGCCGCGCGGGATGCCGATGGTTTGCAGCCGCGCCTCCGCCGTTTCACGCTCGCCCGCCGTGAGAGTCTGCTTGCGTACGAGGTCGCCCCGCGCGCCATGCAAGGCCCGAATCGCATTGACGTTGGCGCGCACCGAGGTGCTGCCCGTGCCGTATACCTCTGATTGGAGCGTGATGCGATACGGAAGCGTGACCGGAGCCTGGTCGCTGCCATAAGCGTCGTGGAGGCCGCCGTCTGGCAGCGATACCAGACCATTGTTTGCCAAACCCAGGCCAATCTCCTGAATGGGCTGTACCGTCGGCAGAGTGTTGCTCGCAAACCGCGTGATCCACATTATGCTACCCCCGCCGCGCGTAGGGCCTTTGTCAGGCCGTCCTGCACCGCACCCCGCACCGTCTCGGCGTCCTGACCAGAGACGTTGATCTGAATGGCCCCCTGGTGAAACTGCACTTGGTCACCATCCGTCTTGCCGCCACCACTCTGCAAATCTAGCCACGACTGCGGCGCTGGCGATTGCATCCCCTGAACAAACGACTGGGCCATCGGCGCAGGACTGTTCACAATCGCCTCGCCGATGGCCGTTCCAGCACTTTGCACCCCGCTACTGATCAGGTCCCATAGCAGCTTCGCCTGACCCACCGGGGTGATGTATGGAACCGCTTTTGCCAGTGCCGTCACTACGGCCTGCGCGATCCTTCGCGCCGTCTCCTCGCCCACAATCTGCTCGATGAAGCCCGCAATCAGGCCCTCGGCAATGGCTAGCCCGACGTTGGCGAATGTCTGTTGGAGGTTGACCGTTGCGGCCATAATCTGATAGGCGAACCCCTCGACGGCCTGTTGCCCGGATGCCTGGCCAGCGGCTCCGCGAATCATCTCAATCAGGCCGTCAAACATCCATCGGCCTATCTTGTCCCCCACGCCGCGCAGGGCGTCTCGGACGGCCTCGTTTTCAGACCATTCCAGAAGCACCTCGCTCAGCGTCAATAGGTGAGTTGGGAACTCAGTGACAATATCCACCAGCCCCTGCCAAATAAGCCCTAGTTTTTCGCTGATAGGGGCGTTGATAAAGGCCATGATATTGTCGTATGCCGCGCTCACCGCATCGGCAAAGCCCATGATCTGCGCGGCACGGTCCTCGCCGAATAGCGTTTGCAGCGCCCCCTGTACGTCCCCCTCTAGCAAAAGCGCCAGCGCCCCCGCCACGGACTCGACAACCGGGACAATCTTTTCCCCGAATAGCTTTACCAGGCGTGGCCCGTACTCCGCCACGATAGGGGCAATCGCTTCCAACAGCGTTTGCAGCGCAGGTACCAGCGAGATGCCGATTTGGTCTTTGATGTTCTGGAATGAGACCATCAACGCCGCCCACGACGTTGATGCCTGTCCAGCTATCTCGGGCAGCGCTGCGGTGTTTTCCTCTAGCTTTTCGAGCACCAGTGCCATAAGCGCGGCCTGCTGCTGCTCTTTAGACAACTCGTCTGCCTGGAGGCCGAACATCTCCGTTGCGCGCTCTGTGGCTTCGGCCAGCGATACCTGAATGCCCAGGTTGTCTAGGATCAGCGGGGACACCCGGCCAACGCCGGTGACCAGGGAGTTCATGAGATAGTCCACGTCGGTGCCGGTGGAAGCCGATACCTTGGTAAGGTATACCATCGCGTCGGGTAGCTGGTCGGCGAAAGTCTTGCTTACAAGCTGGGCCGCCTTGTTATAGTTGAGCATCAGATCGGTGTCGCGCACCATGCCTAGCGACGACTCGCGCAGCATGGCCAGCATCTCATCTCCGCCCTCGGTGACGCCCTCAAAAGCCTGCTGGATACCTACCAATGGGGCCGCATCAACGGCCATCTTGCCGAGTATGGCGCCCGCGCCTACGGCCGCCGTGCCGATAGCAGTAACTCCGGCGGTGATGCCTGCCAGCGCCAGCCCCCCGACTGTTCCCAGCGTGCTCAACGCACCCTGCAGCCCGCCAGCCTTCTTGCCTACGTCGTCAAAAACGCCAGACGCTTTGTCGATGGCCTTGATGATGATCTGTACTTCGCGGCCGCCTAGTGCCATCCTATATCAGCCTCTTTCCGCCCGTGCCTGCGATCTGCTTGGGCTTGGCCGCCCGCGCCAGCGCGTTGCGCTGCACCACAAACCTATCCGCCCACACCGCCGAGACACGCTGCTCCACGTCCTCGGGCAGTTGGCCCCACGCCTCTGCCATTGCCAGCGTCGCCGTCCATTCCGGTGGCGATCCATGCCCATGCAGCGCCAGCGCTAACTGGCGCTGCTCGGATTTGGGACCGTCTCCCCGGTGACTAGCGCAGCAATAAGCGCGTCAAAATCGTTGGCGCTACACTGTGCCAGTGCATCCTCGATGCTCGTGCCGTCGTCAGTCTCTAGGTGCTCGCATACCAAGCTCTCGATCAACTCATACCCGCGCAGCATATCGCTTGGGCGGTTGCTCGTTTGAGCGTCCTGGAGTGTGGCCGCAGCCTGTAACAGCCGCTTGCGCTGGAGGTACGACCCCGGCGCGCTCATATCGAT